AGGTAGGGATAGGCTCAGCTTCCGGCGTTACGTTTTTCTCGATAGGCGCAGTCATAGTCGGATCATCAAGGCCCACGTTCTCAGTCGACAGACCAAGCGAAAGCCGCTGCATCCGCTGCACTGCCATTGCCGCTTGCGCCAGCTTGTGAATCTCATTCGGCGTTAGCTTACTGATCGTCCTGCCATCAGGCCCTTTTTGCGCCGCTTGGCCCATCAAAAGCTTGATATGCGCCCGTATGTTCTCCGCGGTTTTGAAGTCCGAAAGTGCTTGTTTTCTGCGGTATTCATTGATCACGCTCCAAGCCGAAGGCGTTGACACCTGACTTACCGTCAGCCCTGTGTCGGTTTGGGGTAGTGGCATAGCCTTAACCAGTTCCGCAGCTACTTCCCCCGGATTCATTTGTTTTGCTTTTTCTTCCCAATCTTTAATTTTTTCTTGCACACGTTTCGGAATTTTATAGGTGAGGTCTCTGATAATTCCCGCTTCAACTAGGAAATTTTTTAATTTACTCCCTGAGACAACCCAGCGTAAAAAAAGGGCATCCCAGTCTAGCCCTTGAGCCCATACTGGGCGGTCCCATTTGGCTTTGGGTCCCGATCCAGGACGGTAGCCGCCCGCTCCCTTTGGCGTTTCCATTTTGTTTTTATTTCCCAATTAAATTATTGGAAATTATTTTACGGCTAAAATTAATTCGCGCAACGATTTTTTCAAATCAGAAAAGTTGGCGGTGACCAAAAGTCCAGGTACCTGAATTTGATAGGCTTCCTGTGTGGAGCTAAAAAGGGCAATTGGCTGGTATCCGAAAGTGCGCGGATCGGTAGCTAGTTGGCTGTAAGATTCTGCTAGTGGATGGGGAGTGAGGCGCGATGGCCAGGCGATTGCTAGCCTGCGTTTAGCCCACAATCGCCACGACAGATTAGCGAGGGTCAAGATAGCGGTAGGTGGCTCGGTATCGAGGCCTGGGAAGCCAGCGCGGAGCAACGGGAAGGCAAAGTGTCCGGCTATGATAATTAGCTCTGGTTTCAAAACAGGCAGGCCCTAGGGTCTACGCCGACGCTTAGTGCCAATCGTGGCGGACAAAGCCCCTGACTTTCCTTTTGCCACTGGCAATCGTTAGCCCTAGGGCAGTCATAGGCCATAGGCTTACGTTTCGCGAATTTTCCGCCCTTCGGGTTTAACTGTAGGGTAGAGCCATTTCGCTTCACGTCCTCTACCTGCTCAAATGCTGCGGATGCCGCAAAGCATTTCCTGTCAAAAAAACCGCACGCGCTTTGGATGCAGGGGGCATCCTTTTCCCCGGTCCACATACTACCGTCAGGTGCCATGATCGGGCACATTGTCGCTGGGCATTTCATACGTCCTCGACCAAGGTAAACCGCTCCAAAAATGCCCCTAGTGGACGAGCCCAGACATACCCGGTTTCTACGTTTCGATACACCACCACGTCAGTAATATCGTCTAAAAATAGGGCAATGCAAACAATCGTATAGACATGACCCGAACTGGTGTGTCGCCATCGCTGGCCCTCAATTGGCTGATTCATCGTCCTACCTCGATATCAAAACGTAAATTCCAAACGTTATTTTCCCGACTACCCACCCACAAACTGCAATGAGCAGATACCAAAGGATTGGTATTTTGTGCGCGATAATAGCGATCACCAATAGCAGGGCATCTAGTTGTTCACACATTCTCTGCTTCCTTAACAGCCCTACGCCCATCAGTCCAAAAGGCCTCGGCTATTTTTCCCAATATTGAATAAGCCTCGACTCTTTGTTCATCCGTCACGCCGACACGTTCCATTTCAGCAACTACATGCTCATTACCCATCAATCCGCCCAGGACTTTCCATAGGTCAAAAACAAATTCGTTTATGCACTGTTGTCTGTCTTTTAGCTTTAACATTGAGATGGCCTTTCACAATCCAAGCATCGGCCACATAGACCGCGGTGCAGTTTTCCGCATAGCTTCCAAATCCTCTTGGTCTGGTCGCTCATCAAATTCACCATCCTTAACTCTCTCGGCAAGGGTGCGTAAGGCTTCCCTAACGACCTTAGGCGTAGCTGGCCTTGCTGCCTCATCTAGTAAAAAGCCGACTAGGGCTACTTTACCGCACGCATATTTTTCATTTTTGTAGTCGTGGAATTCACCGGCTTTTGCCTCGGCAATGATCGTGCGAAGTCCTAGGCTTTGAAAGCCGGTAGCCTCCAGTTCGGTCACTAGCTCAACCATCGTGCTTTTTGTCATTCGTCTAACCTCCTCTTGGTACTCACAACGTCCAGAGCCACACTCAATGCCCGTGTGATTACGAATCAAATTATCATCACATAACGGACACCTTTCCGCTAAAATCTGAAAATTAGGAAAAGTGTGCAGGACTGTATACTGGCGAGACTTTGGCTGCATCATCCCTTAGGTTTTCCAGTCAATGCCTGTGCCAGTGTCGCCGATGGCCAAAGTGCATGAGCGGCGAAAATCAAACAGGCATTACCAAATAGGTTCATGTAATGGACCTCAGTACCGTCCACGTCAAAACATTTCTCAGGCGGATCGACTGAACGATGATTGCGGCACGCTATAGGTCTCACGTCGTAAATCGAACAGTCGTTATTGTCCTGTAGAAAAGCACACCGCCGCTCTGGCCTAGTGATTTTGCTGGCGTGGTATTCCATGCTCATCGCACCGTGCAACACTAGTTTTGCCGGATCGATAACGCGATGAGGTTCGGTAGCCAGTAGTTTCCTAATGAGCTTAGCCTCTGCCTCAAAGGTAAGCACTGGTTGATAGCAACAGCCAGCGCATCCACGCTTACAACTAAAGGTCTGGCCCTCTGCCGAATCGTCAATAAAGCGCCAAATGAAAGCTAGTGCGGTATGCTCTGGCTTACTTCGCAGCCATTTATAGACACTGATCGCATGGCCTAAAAGCATCGTTTGTTTTGCACGTTGGGAATTATCCGCGAACACGGCTAGACATTCCGGTACTGCGATATTGCCGGTAGGCAGCACTTCAAATCCAAATCCGCGTAGTGTCTTGGTATCTGATTTTTCTAGGGCTTCGGTAAATTTGCGTGCGTATTTTGCTGCTTTGTTTTTGGTCTCGTTCATTTCTTTGAGTAGGTGTTGGTATTGTTCGTCGGTCATGGTGGTCATGGCTTGCTCAGAGACGCAACGGCCTCGGAAATCTTTGCGAAACCAGCCTCAACGACTTTGCAAAATGCAGCGTTATCGTAGTCCCGCTGCATCGTATTGATCATCGCAATCAACAGCTTTCCCCTGTCGCTCCCTTCGTAGTCCTTCAAAATCTCTTGGGCCTCGCCAAACCACGTTGCGACCGTCATAGGTGCTTGGCGCATCAGCGTCGTATAGTCAGCGGTAATTTCCTCATTAAACATTTTATTTGCCTCTTTTCTGGTTGCACTTGTTACAAGTAACTCTATACCACTTGGTCGTTAGTTCATTCGGTGTTTGCCAGCTGCTACCGCAAACGGCTACAGGTCCCGTTTGGAGTACCGCACGCCCGGCTTCGGTCTTGAGTGTTGCTTTATGTATCGATTTTATTGTCTGCATTGATCACGTCTGGTTCTAGGAATTTTTGTGCCCACAAATCGTCTTCGGTCTCGATGATGGCTATGACTGGTTTTTTTTTGTTGGTAGATGAGATTTTGATTTCTTCGATTGTCTTGAGTAGTTCAATCACGCCGTAAGGCTCTAGGCGTTCCACAATTGAGGATCCACGCCAAACGTGAATCGCTATGGGGCTTGGGTTTGCGATGCGAACGGTGTCAATCATCTATTGTGCTAGCCTTTCAATAGCCAAAATCGCTGCCTCAATTAGCCCTTCCGCGTAATGCCTAAACTCTAAATCGTCCTCATCACGCAAAGTCTGGGATTTGAACCCATTAAGAACTAGCAAAATATTTTTGGCTCGCTCCCATGTCCTGTCACTGCTCATCGCACTACCTTCAACCGTTTACTGGTTTCAATTCTGATTTCACGCACCATGCGTTTCAGAGTTTTTTCCAAGTCACCACGCTTAACCGAATCTAGGATCAGCTGTAAGGATGCCCCAGCGCCCGCGTAGTACAGCGTTTCATCCCATGCAATTTGGTCTGCTGACCTAGCGTCAATGTCGGCAAAGTCGGCTAGGTAGGATTGCAGAATATCGCGCAGCCTAGATTTCAAAGCACTACCCGATCATTTGCAAACAGGCTCGTTAGGTGCCCGCGTAACCACTCCGAGGTTGTTTCGCAGCCATTGCGTTTGGCCATCGCATCCATAGCCCTTTTAATGTCGGGTAGTAGGCGCACGCTCACAATCGAGGTTTTTAGTCCCTTTTTGGACTTTTTCTTTTCCACCATTTTGATCCCCCTTTAAGGCTGCTCATCTAGGATTTTCAAACCGGCTTTGTCATACTCATTGCGCCAGACGAAACGCCTTACCCCATTTTTTCTCCGAACGCCCATCAAATCATCGTCAAAACGGAAATCACTACGATACTCAAACTCCACTCTGAATCCGATTGTAAGGGCCATCGGCTCATCAATTTCGGTTACACGTTCACAGCCGCAAGCTGTCCGCAGAATGACGGTACTAGATTCCATAGCTAACCGCTTGGTCACGTCATCCCTAAAAATCTTACCATCCCCAGCTTTAACTGAATTTAGATCGATATATGAATACCGCTGCCCAAAAATCCTAGCTACTAGTCGCGTGTCCTCGACTACGAATTTGACCGAGCTATGCAGGATCTTGACAGGCTTAAAGAGCCAATATTTATTTGTCGAATTCATCCCTATCCCCTCGGCTATTCCGCCTAGGGTTATCGCCTATGTTTACCTGTGTGTAAACGAAAAAACGCACCTGGCCTAGGTGCGTTCTTAGTTCATTAATCAGCCGTAAATCAAAAATACGGCTGCTCTAATCGCTCTAGTAGGTGCAGGCTCGCTGCTGAATCCACTTGCATCATGCAGTTTAGCTCTGGTTCAAACTTAAGCCATATCACGCTGCTCACGTTCTCTTGCTCAACCACCCTAGCCTTTTCCACGTCAATGCGTCTCATCATGCCTACACGGTTAAGCGCTAGATAATTGTCGCTATCCTGGAGCACGACGCTAAGGCCCTTCTGGCTACCGCTGTTGACCACGGCATTACGGTCAACCTTTTTAGGTTGCCACACCGCGATACCGTGCGCCCGGTACTGTTTGACCAGAGTTTGCAGTTCCGCAAAAGCCTTTACCTTAAGGCTTTGGCCGTTTTCCGTATCGCCGGTTATGTAATCCCAGTTATCAATCACGACCAGCTTGCAGCCGTCCTCGCTAAGCATCGTGCGGATTTCCTCGATAGTGTCAGCGACCGACACGCGCTTGCCTGCTAGCTCCGAGAAAATCACGTTATCTTTTGCCTTGGCTATCATCGACTCATCAGCGTCTAGGACTTTGCCGCGCCCGCTGATTTGGTCGCTGAGGGTTTTGATCACCTTGCCCCTATCCCCTTCCAGCTGAATCACGCCGCACTTGCAGCCCTGTAGTGCCGCGTATGCTATTATCTCGTTGGCTATAGTCGTCTTACCGATGCCGCTAGGGGCTAGTAGGCTGGTCACTTCGCACTCATAGAGACCGCCTTTGATTCGCTCGTTGAGCGCAGGCCATGCCGTGGTAGTGACTAAGCCAGGTGCGGTCATTTCAGTATCATCCATTTCCGCTAAAGACCGTCGTCGGCGGCCTTGGCTTAATGCTGGCTTGGTAGCTGATAGCACGTCCTCTGCCGTTAGGTTCGGCTGCGCCATGAGCCAAGCGTTTATGTCCTTGTGCGGTAAGTGCAGCCGCTTAACCGCAGTGCCTAGCTTTGCATAGAAACTCTCAACCGCACGCTCGCCAGCCGTATCGGCGTCCATGGCAAGCCATACCTCAGCGGCCTCGGGGACAAAGCGCAACAGCGAATGGATGTCAATAGCTGATGCGCCGTTGGGCAGACTTAATGCCGGGATGCCTAACTGATAAGCAGTCATGGCGTCCCATTGGCCCTCGCAAACCAAAATCCGTTTAACGGCACCTAGACGCGCCTCTGTTGCGTTTTGATCCTGAGGTAGTACCTTGGCACTATCCAACCATTCCGAAGCCCACACGGGCCGACGTAGGCCCCAGGAAAGCGGCATCGTCCCGAGCAGGTGATTGCCGATGGCCGTCTTGGGTCCACCGGTAAGCTCAAACCAGTCTGCCGTCGTGGCAGAATCGCGGTCGATCACGCGCCGCAGGCGTGCGTTGATCCCAACCCAATTTCCGTTGACAAACGCGTAAAGAGGCCAACGCAAATTCTTAGGGCCACAGGTTGACACACGCCACGCATCAAGGGTCTCGACGGTAAGGCCTCGGCCTAAGCAGTAAGCCAACAGCTCGGGGTAATGCCCTCGGCTCACCGGTCGCCTAGGCTGCACCGGCATAGGCGCAGGCAGGAATGGCTTTTCATCGATGTACGGATCGGGCAACGGATGGCCAGCTTGTCGCGCTAGCATGGGCCAATTACCCTTGGCTTGGCACGCGCCGTTAAAGCAAGTCCACAAGCCTGTTACCAGATTGATCGCCAGACTACCGCCACGTTTGGTATGCCCGCAGCACGGCGCAGGTGAGACCCGCGCATGAGGCCCGCTTTGGTGCGATTCGATTCTGCGGTCATAACCGTGACCGTCAAGCCAAGCTAAAATTTCACCGTCTCTTGGTGCTCTAAACTGTTTCCGCATCCGTGCTTCCTTGCAATGTTACGGGGCCGGTGCGCTGGAACACCTGCGCCCAAGGTTTAATTTCAAAGGCACTCCCAAAGTGCCCTTGCAAAACTTTTTTTATGTTGGCGTCCATGAGCCAACCCGATGCCTGCAAATCGTGAATGATTAGGTTTATGTGCTTGGCAAAGTGGGATGGCTTTTTGTCTGGTGTCGTCCACTGGAAGTGAGCGTATTCCGGTTTGAAGGCCACGCGGTTTTTTTCGTCGAACACTGGCTTACCAGCGCAAAAGAAAACCCAAGCCCAAGCCAAGGCCTCGCCACCGTAGACGCCAACCATTTTTTCGAGTTCACGCCGCTCCCGAGCTATGGCCGGTGCTAGCTGTTGGCGTTGCGCTGACCAAGCCGGACCTTCCGAGCCGTGACCGCGCTTTTGCTGGTACATAGTCCAAATGCTAGCAGCCCCAGATACCCAGCTATCAACAGCAGCACGCCGCTCCGCAGTGAGTGCGTTTTTGTTTTCTTTGCGCTGGACTGATTTGAGTTTGGCATCTTGGATTTTCACGCGGGTTAGTAATTCGTCCTCGGCGATATCCGTTTGCTCGACGGGCTCGGTAGGCGCATTGTCCACGCTTTCCTTGCCGCCGCCCTCACCTTCGAGCCAACGGCCCCAGCGCCCGAGGGAGTCGGCTTTGAACCCTTGGACTGGGAAATCATAAGCCGTGCGCTGTACCCAAAGTTTGCCGAAGTGCCGACCAAGAGCACGCGCTGCAAGCAGCGTCGTCTTACCCGCAGCCGCTTTGAGCTCGGGATGCACGATGACCTCCAGCGGCAGTTGGCTGTTTTGAGTTTTGGCGGCAACGCCCTTGATCATCCCTGCCCGCGCCAGGGCGTACAAGGCCCGCCGAAGGGTTTTCCAACTGAGCCCAAGCCGTGCTGCATTCTTGCCCAGGTGGAATTCATGACCGCCGAAGCGCCCTGGCTCCCGATCGGTCGTGTCTAAAATTTCAGCAAGGATGACTGAGGCCATCACCGAGAAATCGTGACTGTCCCGACCGTGCTTAGCGCCAAGCAGGGTAACCCGAGTTTCGTACAGCAGGGCATCAAGCCACCGGTTAAGCCGTGGGTCTAGATTGGTTCGCATTCGTTTTGTCTTTTTCTCTTAGTTAGTATTCTTATTTCTGTATCTATTAGATGACGCCCATTTGGGCTGAGGGCCTCAGCCCATTTGGGCTGAGGGGTAGGGGTCTGGAACCCTACAAGTCGGTCTAATAAAAACGATGACTTACGGGAAAAGTCCCGAAGGCGATTTTCTTGACGTTTTTCTGTTTTGGGGTGACTGCGTGTAGAGCTCGAAAATGGCCCCTTGGGGTAGCCCATGGGGTAGCTGACGGTGCCCTCGGGCGCTCCGAAAAGTGAAAACACTTCGACGGGCCAAGCTACTGACCGATTCAAAACTGAATTAAAAATTGATTTTTTAGTTGCGGGATAATTCGAGACGTGTAACATTCGGCCTCGCGTGAATAGTGCTCTAAGTTTCCACGGCAAGCCCGATTGGCCCTGGCAGGTAACAAATCGGGTTTTTGCTTTTTCTGTTTGGCCGTAAACACGTACCTCAAACCCGGCTAGATGCCGACAGTTTTTTTACTACCCAATCAAAATTTCTGCCGCTCTGCTCAAAAAGCGGGCAAAAAAAAATAGGTCGCGCCCGCGAACGGGAACGACCATGCAACCTAAAACGAAGGCCGGGAAACTACCCTTACTAGAATGGTACTGTAGAGGGATCGGGCGCATCAAATCCGCCCGCAGGTACCGGCAACGGCTGGTCTGCTTTCGCCGCTAGTGACTCTTGGATGAAACCCCTGATGTAGCGCGTGTCCTTTTTGTCTTCCTGCACAATCAGCTTGCAGGGCCTACCAATCCATTCGCCGATACGCTCGCGTGCGTTGGCTTCCATGGCAAAGTGATCATCGCCCTCAGGCTCAGCTAGCCCTAGTGCGTTGTAGGCTTTGCAGAGGCGTGCCATGCCCTCGATGTACCATTTCATCGCGTCGGGCCTATGGTCGCACGATGCCAAGGCGTAGTCCGGCACAAACCAATCGACTTTGACTTCCTTGTCGATCGTTGAGCGCACCGTGATTTCCCATTTGAGACCGCCGTTAGGCATGGTCACTTCCTTGATCGCCTCGATATAGCTCGGGTCAAAGATGCCAAGGGGATGGCGGCCAATGTTTTGTTGAGCTTTTTTGATTTCGTCTTTCAGATTCATTTCGTCTTTTCCTCTGGTTTTCTGTTTTGGGATTGGTCGTGAGTGTACTTGTCTGGGTAGCGTCTTTTCAGTTTTGCAATGTTGATCCCGCCTAGTTCCTCCATGCTTATTTCTAAAGTGTTAGCCAACGCAGCGACATACCATAACACGTCGCCTAGTTCCTCGATGAGTTTCGTTTTATCAACGGCGTGTTTGTGAAATACCGCTTTTTTCACTAGGTCGATGAATTCGCCTGCCTCACCACAAAGGCCTATCGCGTAGTCGACCAAGGCCGCCTGGTCTAGGTCCAGAGGTTCACGCTCGCGCTTCATCGTCCGCGTGACCGATTCCGCGTACTCATTCATTTTCACGGTTGGAATTCCTCGCTGTAGCGATAGCCCTTGGCCTTTAGGCCATCGTCATGAGCCTTAGCCACGACCTCAAACTTGTTCGGATAGGGCTTTTTGATGCCTTCCAAAATCGAATCACGGCACTTACTTTCAAGCCTAAAGTGCGAATGGAATTTAACTAGAAATTCCCCTTCAGCTGATTTGTAGGCATAGCCAACAATCGGAACCCAACCCGACAGCCATTCATTAAGTGAACGTTTGATACTGGGCACAATTTTTTCCACGTCTTTTTCGATCCCGGATTTTGATTCGACTGGCTTAGTTATCGTTGAGACGTGGCTAGTCATGGCAATCGGCATGATGGATTTAAGGCGGTCGATTCCGCCCATAAACAGCCCATCGGCTAACGAATAGCCGCGGCCATAACTCATGTCCGACAAGTCCTTGATGGCGTTATCGCGGCAAATCTTTTCGACGGCTAGCTTATAAAGGGCATCTACTGAATCGATCACGATAGTCGTGATACCGACGGTTTGCAGGTGTTTGGTCTGGTAGCCTTGCCAAATGGCTTTCAGCGCTTGCTCAAATTTTTCCCAGGTGTCCAGTTTGTGCGGCCAATACCGTGAGGACTGATAACAGCCTGGCTCAAAGGGCAAGATATAGGCACCGGCATAACCGCCAAAAAACGTGGTTTTGCCACATCCTTGAGCGCCGTAAATCAGCATGTGTTGATTGCGGAATAGCGCACCAAATGGTGGCGCACCAGCAATGGGAAATAGGGCCTCTAGTCCGCTGACCGGCGCAGCTGGCTTGGGCGCTGGGTGTTCGGGTAGGTCCGCCTTAGGGTCTGGCGTGGCTATAGGCTTAGCTATTGGCTCATCTACAGCTGCGGTTGGCACCGTTGCTACAGCAGCGGTAGGCGTTGGTTTGCTGACGGGTTTGGCTATGGGTTTAGAGGCTATGACTTTGGCTTTTTGCTGTTCCATTTCAAACCTTTTTCTTTAGGGTTTCGTCGCGTCCAGTGATGCATAGTCGCAGGAATTCGCAAGGCCCGTAAGGACCAATGCAAGCGTTGCAGTTATAGGGCCAACGGTCTACGTCATCGACGCCTAGTTGTTTAGTAATTTCCTCGTTAGTCCTTATGCGGTTTTCACGCAGAATATCTACCTCGGCATCATCAAACGTAACTACGAATTCCCGGTATTCGACGGCATCGTAAGTGTAGTTTGCTAAGATGCGCTCGGCGTAGTCGGCTAGGGTTTCGTTTTTGCCTTGGCGTGTCCCCGTTTTTTTCACCTGGCGATATCGCACGCCCTCGACTTCATAGCCACGCTTGCGGATACCATCATAGTAGGACGCAATCTGATCATTGAGCCGCAGCGACAAAGCGAACAATTCCGCATCCTCGAAACGGCTAGTGGTCTTGTCCTCGATGATCCAAAGCGCGTTATCAATCACCGTGATTGCGTCGACCGTGCCTTGTTCCTCGGAGCTATCTAAGTAAACAGGAACTTCACTTAACTGCGTACGAAGGCCATCAGGGAATGCCTTTAAGTAGCCTGAGCAGTAAGCATTTACCTGGGCAGACGTATAGGCCGGTAGATCCGGTGCTGTAGCTAGTTCATTGCCTATCGCCTCACGAACGGCATCTAGCTCAAAGCCTGCCCGTAAGGCTTCCAGGCCCTTGTGATAGGCCGATCCGATTGTAAGAGCTCGTGAGGGATCGGCAGGCTTTAGGCCTCTGACAAAACCGAAATAGACCTTGCGGGGGCAGTCACGCCACGCGCGGCGCATAGTCGCTCTAATTTTCATTCGCAGCCCTTTCCCTTTGCCGTCTAAGCCACGTTTCTAAGTCCGAGCGCTCTACTAGCGTGGCCCTGCCCACCTTGATTGCCTTTAGTTCGCCTGCTGTGATCGCAGCTTTCAGCGTCTTTAACGCTAAGCCGTATTCCTCGGCTGCTGAAATAATGTTCAGTATACTGGCCATAAAACGATACCCCTTCCATTTTGCTAAATCAGGCTAAATCGCCTTTAAAGCGCGATTTAGTGCTTTACGGTTTACCCTCGGGTCGGTACGGTGTAAACACAAAAGCCAAGCCAACGGGGAAAAAAATGGACGATGACGACGATAAGCCTAAGCGCGTAGGCGGTAGGCACGCTGAAACCGATGAACCTAAAATCATCGTCGGGATTGATCCCGGTAAGAACAACGCCCTTGTGGCCCTCTCTCTGATATCCCCTCACGCTAGGTCCTGGATGGCCCCGCTGTCGATCCGCCAGGGTGTGGCTATTCCACGGCTACCTACTGACCTGCTACGCCTAGAAACGCCGCCTATCGTCTTTATTGAGCACCTACACGGTAGGCAGGGATGGGCGGCAAAGGCCACGTTTGGCCTAGGCGGGTCCATGATGGCTATGGCTGCGCTCTGTGTAGCTAGGCGATGGCCTATCCATTTCGTCAGGCCTATGGCATGGCGTAAGGCTATGGGCGTTAGGCGCGGTACTAAGGACGATGAGTCAACTAAGGATCGCACCAGAGCACGCTTTGAGGAGCTATTTCCCAATAGCGTATTGCCCCTGAGTTCGAAACGCGCACGCAAGATCAATCACAATTTGATTGACGCTATGATGATCGCAGCCTACGGCGTGCAGCATCTTGGCTACCAATTTCAGCAATGGAAATTTCAACCGTATTTGCAAGGCGCAACGCTTGCAAAATCTATGGACTGATATCATGTCTGAGCACGACCCAGAATTGATCATTAAGATGATGCTTTTGAGAATCGAACAATTGGAAAAGGAATCACACTGGCTATTCAAAAAAATCGATTCGCTGTTCGATGCAATAGCGCACGGCGATGATGAGCATAGGAAATGGCTTAAGCAAAAAATCACCGATCATTTTTTTTCAGACCGAAAGGAAACCGATGGCAGAGAATCCTAAAATAGTAACCGTGATCACCATTGCCGTGCTGTCTGTGATCGCTATTCCGATTTGCAAATTTGCTGACTGGAATGCGACCAGACGGCGCAAGAAAAACCCTAACATGATTCGAGTGAGGATCATCCGCAAATGAACAATGAGCAATATTACGCACGCCGTTTTAAGCGCGAGACGCTTATTAGAATCGAGGAAGGCACGTCCCTGAACTTTGCTAGCGAGACCTACCACGAACGGCTAGCCGCCGATGGTCTATGCGTCAAGGTCAACGGAGAATGGCGTTTAACGCCCAAGGCCAGCGCTCTGCTAGTGCCGGTTTGCCGCTCAACAATCGATGACGTAACCATGGAAGGGGCATTCCATTATGGTGATCCGACTGTTACCGCTGAGTATCGCAGTAAGCGCTTGCGTGACCGCCTTGGCCAGCGCCAGTCCCAAAGATAAATGCGGTTGGCACGAGGACTCAGTATCGTGTGTGCATGTCGTGGACGTTCACGACGGCGATACGGTCAAGGTCGCTTTGCCAGGCGTTCCTGGGTTTTTTGGTGAAATGCAGGTTCGCTTAGCTGGCATTGACGCGCCAGAGTTGACCGGTAAGACGCTATGCGAGCGTGTCCTAGCCGTACAGGCTAGGGAGCTAACAAAGAGCACGCTGGCTAAAGCTGTCCGCATTGATCTAAGGGATATGCGCCACGACAAATATTTTCGCATTCTAGCTAACGTGATTGTGTTTGACGGCAGGCGTGAAATTGATCTAGCCGATGAGGTTCGCAAATCCCCCGGTGTCGTGGCCTATAGTGGCGATGCCAAGAAACCATTTGTTTGCCCCGAGGGAAATAAACCATGAATAGAATGATGCGCCGCGCTTCGCTTGCTGCCGGTAGACGATTGCAAAGGCAGGAATGGAACTTGTTTGCTGACGTAACTGAGACGGCATACCACAAAACCGAGACGCTAGCGGCAAACCCAGAATATAGGCCTGACCGCGTATTCCAAAACAACCACTACATTGTCCAAGTTTTTTATGAACGCAAGATTCTAGGGCACAAGGCGCACAAGCTAATGATTCGGCGTTCCGATGCTCAACCCGTTGTAGCATGGCATGACCTGCAACGAATCAAGGATGAGATTTACTCACCGGATCACGAAGCAATCCAATTTTTTCCACGTCGGTCTCAGTTGATCGACGATGCGAATATCTATTGGCTGTGGGTATTGGAAGGCGATCAGACATGAGACAGCAGTACATGCTATTAGCGTTCAACACCGAAAATCCCTTAGAAGACGTGCGATTTTGCGACTACACCACGTCAATCGTAAAAGTGCAGGCCTGGGATCGCATACCAAAAATTAAATTTACTGACTCGGGCCACGGTATCGTTTTCGTTTCGAGATTTGCGACGCATCGCACCATGAAGCCGTGCAATCACTTAAACATGTACTGGGATTCTAGGGCTAAAACTTGGTACAGGCCTACCCACAAAGACTAGCTAAGAGGCTTAAAGCCGCCTAAACCAATCTAGGCTAAATCGCTATTACCATTGGAGTAATACGATTTAGCTTTAGTTTTTTCCGCAAATAGTCGATAAGGGTTTTGTAGGCAGGCAGTGAACAAAAACCAACAACGGGTAGGGCTCATAATGAAAGTAACCCAAATCAAAATCAATGGTCGGGTTCGTAAGATCACTAATGCCTTTTCCTCTGGTCCAGGCTGCGAAGCACATAGTTTTGAATTGCCGCGTGGTTGTTATGTTTTTCAAGTCGGCAAGGATTGGTGGTTGGAAGAACCAGGACAGTTTAAGCGTAAAGTGATTGTTGAATTTTGAGCATGATGCCGGGCCTTCCCGGCTTAGATGAATCCAACCGAAAGGAAAAACCCAAAATGATGAGCAACACCAGTGAAATCGTAAAGCCAAGATCACTAAACACAAACGTCGACAAGCTGGTCGAACAGGCCCGCTCGATTGCAGTGGAATATGACGTGGGTGACCCGGTAGCTGTATCTGATCTACTGCTAAGAGCAGCAATCAAGTCTCTTTCTGATGACGTGGCAGACATGCGGGCCGATGGCCTTGACTGTGAAATGACGGAAATTTTCCAATCACTATATCGAGCAATTATGCGTATGAAACAGGCTCAAGTGTTTTTAGATAGCGTCATCGACGAAACGGAAAAACTCTGAGGAACGAATATGAAAAAACAAACGAAGAAAATCGGCAGGCCAGCACTCGACGAATCGGGAACAGTCAAGGTATCGGTGCTGATCCCGTTAGACAGGTGGTACGAAATAATGGCTGTAGCTGCTAAGTCCGGTGATAGCTCAGCGGCTACGATCAGGCGTCTACTGCTGTCGGGTCTCGAAATCAACAAGGCGGGATAAACCTAATGGGTGTGACTGTAGTCAATTCGACTATGCATGAATGTGTTACGCCGATTTGCAGCAGGTGTGGCTGTTTAATGTGTTGGGACCTGCATAACTCCGAATATCGTGCAGCTAAAGAGTTTTGGGATTGCTGGGAGTGCAAAGACTGCAATCCTAACTACAAAGGCTCATTGAAAAGGTGGAAGTCAAAAAATGAGTGAAACAAAAAAAGACCTATTACGGGAAATGTGTGTGAATCAGGGTTACGTGCCCACAACCTGTACTTTGCCAGGGCCGATAGTTTGGGGTTTAGTGAATAGAGGCGAGGACCCCTGCGCCGATTGCAACGCGGATCGGAATGTTTGTAAGGGACGTATCTCATCAGTGACAAACCAATCACCGAAAGGAAAAGCAAAAAATGCATGAAGAAAAAACAAGTGCTCTCACTAGAATAATCTACAGTAAGCCAGGAACTAGGTTGCTTGATTTCGTTCCTGGTCGCGATGAGATACTGGAAGTTACTAAGTGTGATTGCGGTTGTGGTATGCATCGCATCGAAATATGCTGCAAATTCAAAATAGTTGGCAATGATGAAAACGCCCCATTAATGTCAGTCGAAAGGCAAAAACAGTTGTTGAAGATGAAGTAGACCATACCTTAAAAAAACAAACCCGCAGCCGTTTCCAGCTGCGGGCTTTTTATTTGCACATTTGGGGCCTACCTACTAATCACCTAATGCGATTTAGTCCCGATCAAAAACCCGATCATGAATGCGCTGAGTATCGTACCGATCATGACCTCAACATAGTCGTACCATTTCCGCTCTGGCATTTGCGCCTTGTCTTGCCATTCAGCTAGGGCCTTTGCGGTTTCCTCGGCTTTTGCCGCGCACTTTTCCGATTCGACTAGCTCTTGATTGAGCACGTCTAAATCCTCTGCTCCGATGCATACGCATCCGTCCTCAGTCCTGCACTCACTTGGGCTTAGAGTTTGACCGTAGCTTTGTGATGATGGCATCAAGCTTTGCGCGACTAGCATGTAGGCCAGCATATTTCGTTTCGATTTCATTAGCCCTCTCCGCTCCCTTCTGTTCCGCTTTCGCTAGTGTAGTTTTGGCTTCCGCATTGGCTGCTTTGGCTTCGCAGTTTTTGGCCTTGGCGACAAGTAATGCTGGCAAGATCGACTTAGCGGCATCACATAACGCTAGGGCCGCTTTTAGTATCGATTCCAGGATTTGGGTTACTGTTTGCATTTTTGTCCTCGCTTGCAAGTTGATCTAATTTCTTTTCGAGTAGAGCGGATGGCACGCCAACGCCAACCCAGCTAAGGCCTTTGGCCATAGTCCACGCAATCTTGGACAGTAAGGCGGCAATCTCATCATCGCGTTTTGTTTCAGTGCGTTTAGCTACGGCTATCAGGCATTCCGCCAGGCCGCGGAATAACAGCATCGCAGCAATGGCCATAGGCACGCCGCCCACAAGCCAATCTGGCGCGATTTGGCTGAATCGCCCCCACAACCCAGGATCAGCAATGTAACTGCCGTCAAGATAGGCAGAGGCATTGGTCGCAGTGTCAGTAGCCGCGCTTTCATGCGCAAACACCGGGACATAAAAAAGAGTGACAAGTAAAAGCTGTAGCGTTTTCATTTGTTTCATAAAACTCCCTTCGGCAGCTGTAAGCGCTGCCTGACTTCATTCCACACGCTCGGAAGTCCACCGCTGGACCTTAAGCGCCGCGCCAAATTCAAACTCATTCCACAGGTTAGCTGAAAGTGTGGCGCTTCGGGAAAAGTAGATCCCGGCGCACCTAGCCAGGCCAGGCCATTCTGCATCCCGATTTTCCCCAATAGCTTCCAGTCACCCGTCCAGGTCCACGCCAATTTGCCCGAGACGATAGGCATGGACAAAAAGGCAATGTCAACAGCTAGGCCGTAGTTATGCCAGCTGGCCCCAGCGCGTGCGTTAGTGACGATGGCACCGCTAGTCAACCTGCCTTGGTTCCAAAGTTCCTCTTGGCGTGCGTCGCTCCGCAAGGTCTCAAAGACAGCCACGTTGAGGCCTTGAGCTCTGGCGTCCATGACCATCAAATGTACCCTTGCCGCAAACTCGGGCATGAGCACGTCTAGCGAGTCGATGCGTTGTGTGATCCCCATGGTAGAATACCTTTAGCCCACCACTGAGTTAGTTTTTCTCGATTGCTGATTTCAAAGAAACCAAGCCTCGCGACAGTCGAATGATGCAATCGAAACCGTGCAAGCGTGCTACCCAAGGCACGCGCCCTAGCTGATAACGCACCTGCCAAAATCTCACCGATTGAGCACGGGAAACGGCGCTAGGGTTTTGCGCCGGTAGCTTCCAGGGTTTGACCGCAGGCGAATAGCCATGCTGCTAGTTTACATGCCTCGCCACAGGTCACGTAGCTGCCAGCGTATCCGTCGTGGTCTAAGCAGGCTTCAATGGCTGGCTTTAGGTCACCAGTAAAACGGCCTAGGGCCATGGCAAAGAGGGGATTTGCTGGGTCCGCGGTGTGGTGTTCCTGTAGGCGGTAGAGCATCATATCGTCCAGGTCGGCACCGGCATCATCGGGAAGGTCACGCGCTATGCGCTCCCTCTTATCGGCTATCGCACGACTAACTTGAGTGCGATGCCAGATATTCATGGTTTGCTGGAAGGCGTCATACTCGACTAGATCGACCGGGTACCGCTCGGGCCAAAAGCGCCTGGCGTCCTCGATCCCGGTAAGGGCGTATTGGGTCTGGTAAAGCCTACCGACCAAGGCAGGCGAGTACACGCCGCGAAAGTCCCCGATAGGATGACCCATCTGCCAATCAACCCGAAGGCCGTAAGCGATATGACGCGCTAGGGTCTCTTTGTCCCGGTTTGTCCAGATAAAGGCCAACAGAGCATTAGCCTCGATCCGTGACCAATCCGACCACGCCGGATCAGCTGGCGGATCACAGGCCGGGCAATTGCGAAACCTACCAGGCTCTGGCTCAGCAATCCCGAGATTAACTGGACCATGGCCCAAAGCTGCACCGTAAAGGGCAGACCATAGGAAAGCCTGCTCACCCGTCGGCACTAGCCAGCCATTGGGATCGGTCAACGCCTTCGCTTGGTCCAAGGCCGTGCGGTAGGTAGACAGTAGCTCGCTAGCCCTAGGCTCGGTAGGTCTTATGGATCCTTTTACGTCCTCATTGTACCCGCAAGCAACGGCTGCCAGCGCCAAGGACAAGGCGAGTAGGATTCTGGGCATAGCAGGTCCTTCAGTAATTGGATGCATTCCATTGGTGTCGTAACCCCAAAGTCACGCCCAAGGGGATAGGACTTGCCGCAGATTTCAGCATAGGCATCAAGAAATGAGTAGAGTATTTCAGTGCAGATATTCTGCGTGTCGCGTTGGAGTTTGTTGTACTTGGGCAGGGGAATACCAAAGAGCTTTCGTTTCGCAGCGACCCAAGCAAAATACATAAACCCATGGGCGTCGTAGTGAGCGCCTACCAAATCCCTGATCATCCATTTGGCTAGCTCGTTTTCCTTGTCGACGCGCAAATGGATGGAAGCCACGTCGGAATAGTGCGGGTAAACCTTTTCCACACTCTCAAGGTGAAAGCCGTTCCCGTAAAAGTGCATAGCCATCATGCTGCGTCCGAAGACAATCAGCAGATGGCTAGCAGGCTCGCCAAGTCCCCACCTGATCATCCTTGATCCGGCAGTATTGGCTTTGACTGCGGCAATTTTTATCATAACGACGTGCTACGAGGAATCCTGAGATAGTCCTCGATCGTATTGATAAAAAGCAACAACCTGGCATCAGTAATAAAAGTTGAATCCTTATTTTCCGCTGGAATCGCTCGCGCCTCAGTCATCGCATCGTAAAGCGATCCGGTGTAAAGAGCCGATACCACATTGATCATCGCTCGCCTTACATCACCGGTTTTGCCTGCTGCCGTAATACCTAGCGCAATATTTTCAGCAGCGAAACGGTCGATGATTCCAAGACCAAAACGCTTGGCATCAGCAACGATTTGCTCCAACCGTGACACGCAATACCATCTGCCATCACGAGTAACAAAATAGGGATCGGCTGGGTTAGCCGTTGAAGTCAACTCAGCATGAATTACTGGATGCGTTGAACGTATGGCATCGTAATTGATGGCCGGTGCTTCATAAATGCCGACCGTTTGAAGCGTATCGGCATTTGCCACGATAAATTTCATTTAGGACCTCACGCGGAATACACGGCCGGTAGATCCGTTAGAACCAGTTGAACCGGTGCCGTTACCTGCGCCAGCCGTCCCGCCGTTGACTTGGATGGTTAGGCTTGTGGCCGTCGTATCGTTTTCCGAAATCAACAAAACCACACCGCCGCCGCCGCCGCCGCCGCCGCCACCGTTTACCAAGATAGCAGGCGATCCGTTGCCGCCGTTGGCCTTGATTGATCCTGCCCCAGTGATCACGCGGCCACACAGGAGCAATAAACCGCCGCCTGCGCCGCCGCCGCCGCCCGAGCCTGCCGATCCGCTACCGCCGCCGCCGCCGCCGCCCGAGCCACCAGTTATGACGGTGTTGGCTAGATCACGACAAACCAAGGCTTGACGAGATTGGTTTAGCTGTTCAACGCCACCGTTGTTTGTAGTAACCGCAGTTACAGTACCAGCTGCACCGCCCGCACCGCCTGCGCCTGCGCCGCCTGCGCCGCCAGAGGTACCCGCTGCCGTAGCTGATGCACCGCCAGCCGAACCTGCCGCCGCACCGCCGCCGTTTCCGCCCGCACCAGATGCACCTAAACTGCCAGCCGTCAGAGCCGCTGCCCCGGTGTTAGTGCTGCTACTTGCACCAGACCTATCAATGGTCCCGGTACAGGTTAGCGTACCAAGGACAAAAATACGGTATCCCGCCGTCGTCAACGTCACGCCCGAATTAACCGTGAGGTTGTTGTAATACATATCGCGGCTAAGCGTGGTATCAACCGTGATGG